TCGAACCGTACCGAAAGTTCCTGAACTTGAACCCGTTTTTTATCGGCGCGGATGAGTTCTCATCGGCCGACCGCGGCTTCTTGCTCGACCTCGTCGTATCGGACGATTCGAAATGCTACCGTTATGAATTCCCGGCCGGGACCTTCACCGAGATCGCCGGATCCTCATTCCCGCGAGCCGCTTTAGATACGAATCCCTCGGTAGGATTCCTACATATCTCCACTACTGCGAACACAACGCCCGTTGATTTTGACGCGGAAACAAAGCCAGGATCTCTCCTTGCCGTCGTCCGCTCGGGTGGCGAGCACCGCTATATTTACAGATCTGAAAACTAAGTTAAAATAAAAAGCATGAGCGATTTCGACCCGAAATACCTGCGCGCTCCTTTTCTGTTCGGCAAGCCGAATGAAGTGGTCTCGGCGGTAGTGAATCGGTTCCATGCCCTCGGTTTCGAGCTAAGAGGAATCGGCCGGCCCGGTAAACCGCCGATGCCCTGGTACTATTTCAAGGGAGAACCGGCCTCCGAATCACAGATTCAGGCGGGCTGGGACGTTGCAAGAAACGAGGTTCTCCTTGACCGGCCCGAGTTTGCAGATCATCTCGAAGCTTAGATACTCGGACGGTTTTTCTTGGATATGATGTTTTACAAGCGGGCTTTCGTTTTCATCCTCGGCCCACTTCTTTTAGTTTGTTCAGCCGTTGACGCTCAGACGTATCGCGTTGTGGGCGTCTCGGACGGCGACACACTTACTGCTCTCGATGAATCGAAGCGGCAGGTCAAGGTCCGGCTCGCGGGAATCGACGCCCCGGAACGCGGGCAGGACTTCAGCAACCGAGCAAAGCAGAACCTTTCGCGGATGGTCTTCGGCAAGCAGATCACGCTCGAGGGTGGCAAGATCGATCGCTACGGCCGGCGGGTTGCGAAAGTTATCGTTAACGGAGTTGATGCCAACCTTGAGCAGATCAAAGCCGGGCTCGCGTGGCATTTCAAGCGATATGCGGACGAGCAGCCGCTGAAGGACCGGCGGGAATACGCGGCGGCCGAGATTGAGGCACGAAAGGCGAAGCGCGGTATTTGGTCGATCGCTTCGCCCGTCGCTCCTTGGGATTTCCGGGACGGTAAAGGAACGCCCGAGGCGGTCGAGGGGCTGATCATCGGTAATCGGCGGTCACGCGTTTATCACGCTCCCGGATGCCCGAGCTATAACCGCGTTTCACTGCAGAATCGGGTGATGTTCAAGACAGCGGCCGATGCGGAGAAGGCAGGGTATAGGAAGGCGGGAAACTGCTAGGGATTATCCAAGAGATACAGATCTCGAAATGGTGAAATCTAGTGAACCTCTTCCGATTTCGCCGAGACAGGAACCACTTCAAACATTATATTTATTTGGGAAAAATGCAGAAGAAATTGGTGGTGCCCTGTTTCTGAAAAGACCGTTAATTCAATCATAAAGTTATCAACCGGCGTGAGATTCACAAGAAAATACTCGACACCTCCAAAGTCAATTTTTAGTCGTATCCATTTCCCTGGACCGGCATTTTCCTGTAATTCTGCTTTTCTCGTTTCAATTTGCTCGACGACATCTCCAGCGAATGATCGAAGTTCCGGCTGCGGTCGAGCGAAATAAAGTTCCGGCGCTTTAGGTGGGGCGGGAAACGAGTCGAGGGTTCGCCGGTCGAAATAGCTCGAGCTTGAAAACTGTTCGGCTAAGTTTCCCGGCAAGCTCATCGTTTCTTTAGAATGCTGTTTAATAAAATTAGCAAGCGCAGGGTTCTCTCGTATTGCCGTCATCTGATTATTGATCGCGTCAAAGGCTTGTTTAACTTCCCGTAAGATAGCGCCGCCTGTTCTCTCTTCCGCATGTCGCTGCAACGCACGTACTGCGTCTAGGTATCCAGACTTTTCGAGGTTTTCCAGTTGAAGCATTAATGACCTCAATTCTTCTATGCGATCGATAACCATTTTTGGCAACATATTGGTGTCAAGCTAAACCTGTTTTCTCACGATCAAAACGTCCCAGTGAAAATATAGCGATTCTCGGCCTCGATAATCGGGTACCTTTGCTCAATTTCTTCTAAGCAGATCATCAAGAACCGACGCAATCACTGATATATTTTTGTTTACAGTCAAAAGATATGACTCCAAAAGCTCAACCTTCGCTTCGATGCCCTTGACAATCGACCCTGAATTGTAAAATTCGGTGACACCAACGACGGCTCCGCATAATGCACATTGCACAAAGTTCAGTTTGAACCGGGTTCCAGAAACGTTGGCCTCTGAGATTTCGAAAGATGTTCCTTTGCAGCTTACGCACCGGCTGATTGCCATAAATACCTCGCTGTTATTTGCCTTTGAAGTTGCTGGGTTTGAAGAAACCCAGACTGAGAAATACGCCCCGGAATCAATTACACAAACTTCGATCAACATAGACCTTCCGGCCGGACGAACCGTAGTAATAGCAGCCACCTCGAGGGCCTCGGATGTACGATCGATCGGAGGATGGAGTTCGGGCCGGGGCCGTTCGCTGCGGAGCGACATACACCGGTGGCGTCGGCTCCGGCTGTCGCGGGACCGCGATCGGCGATGAGTAAAGCGTGCTAGGATCCGCGGTCGAGATATCGAGCGGTGCATCAAGACGGATCGTGTTCCCGTGGATCCAGCCTACGTACTCGGCCGCCTGGACCAAGAACCACGAGCCGGATTGTTTAATGACCTGGACGGACGTCGCCCGGGGCAAGGTATCAACCACCTTGCCGCTCGCAGCGGGGGTTCCGCGAAGGTTCGCGTTCTCTGAGATTACTTTTGCAGACGTTGGCCAACCCGTCGCCGCAACCCACAAAAGAAAAGCAATCAAAAAAAGTACTCGCCGCATCGTCTATTGCCTCCAACTGTCGCAGATATCGAGGCTACCCCGTCCACATAATATTTTCGGCCGATTGGTGCACCTCATGGCATCATCCAATCGGTATAAAACTCGGTGAAGATGCCACATTCTCCAATTAGGCGGGATACTTCGATCATCTCGTGAAGATGATGATCATGTACTAAATTTTTCTCCGGGGGGTGATCGTGCATAAGGAGAATAAAGTTTTTCGCTCCGATACCGGCATGGCTTGGTAGCTTTCCTACCCAAGTGCCTTTCCAGTTTATCGTCGAAAGATTGTTCGCGGCCTGCCACTTGTCAATACAGAGATCCACCCATCCGTGAAGGTACCAGAATAGCGGGTGAACATGACTCGAATAAGTGTCGCCTAAAAAATCATAAGTTGGATCGTCCCAAGCCGTGGGAATCGAGTCAGGGTTGGCAGGGTCCGGGTTCGGGCGCACCGCGGCTGGCTCAGCGCACCACCGAATGTGCATATTATTGTGGATCGTAAACTCAATTAGTGCTCCCAGTTGACCAAGGGATAGTCGACGAAGATTGTCCGGGGTAAGATAATAGGTTTCCCAGATCTGCATTACGTCTGAAAGGAATTCCGGAGACTTTACTCGAATCAAACGGGCGTTAAAGTTTTCATTGCCCGAGTCCCAAGGTGGCGGAACCGGAAATTCGCTATCATTGTGATTGGGTAAAGTCTTCCAGCCGTCGATCCGCGGATAATTGGCGTCGCCAACGTCTGCTAGAACCTGATTGACCTGAAAAATCATCTGGCGATGCATATACAGAAAATCCTCTCCCGAAAAGTTATCGAGTGCCAATATGTCGCCTTCATAAAAGGCAGGTCGCGGTGGTGCCCATCCTAGGAGATCTATCGCTTCACGCACATCGTCCGGGTAAAGATGCCATGCATTCCGTACTTGGTGCCAGATGTAGTGATGCATGCGGTGGCTACGCGACGCCATAAGATCAATAACTTCTCTCGGGGGAATTTTCATTTTTTAGATCCTCGTTCGCTCACTTGTCAACTTGTCGGAAATCACGATAGAAAACGCTCTCGCTCCCGCAATCGTTAATGAGCTCATTCACATTTTGGGAAATACGGAAGCCGAGCTATTTGTCGAAACCGAATAAATTAGCCCGTTCGCTCCGCAGGTTCACGTTCACCATGGAGCGGTCACTATGCGTTGCGGGATAATAATTAGATTTCGAATCCTTGTCAAGCGAACATCTGATCCTGGCGCCAGTTAGACAACTCTGACTAGCTGTCCTCCCACCCGCTTTCCGCTGAAAGTATTCGATCAACTAACTCAATTTGCTTCGCCAGGTTGGCTCGGACCCGTTCGAGGACGATTTCCACGTCCGCGGTCTCATTTTCCTCGAACAGTTTCTTAAGAGCCACGTCTTGCTCGTCGTGGATAGAAAGTAGAAGTTTCTTAACCTCATCCATAGTTTCAGATGAGGCGGCGGCAATGGAGAATAGAACGAATCGCCGGGTCTTTCCAGCGACCCCGGCCGCCTGGCAGATTTTTGGCAGACACCACTTTCTGCCGGCTGCAAAATTTGTCCGTTTGTGTCAGTCAAACCGGACGGTCAACTCGGGCGAAATGCCCGAAAACAAAGGGTTTCTAGTGGATGATCACCCCGGAATCCTGCGTTCGCAATGCCGAGGTCAGGGGTTCGATCCCCCTCATCTCCACCAATATTTTCAACAAGTTAGCGACTGCGTCCGGGGGCGAGTCGACCGGGCTGGCAGACATGCTGGCAGAGGCTGCGGGCCGTTCTAGAGAAAGAATGGCTCGCTTTTTTATTTCCGTTCCGCGTTTGTAGCGGTGGACGGAGCGGAGGCCGGAATGGCCGAGGAGGTCGGCGACGGTCTTGTCGTCGAACCCGTTCTCGTGGAGGCGGGTCCCGAAGGTCCGGCGAAGATCGCGGATCGTGAGGACCGGGATCCCGGCCCGGATGCAGGCGAATCGGATCCCGTTCTTGATCGACTTGCACTGCCCGCCGGTGCGGTAGGAAGGGAAAAAGAGATCGCTGCCGTTGTCCAGGCGGCCGGCGAGGATCGCCCGAACGCGGCCGAGCATCGGGATCGAGACGCGGCGTTTGGTCTTGCCCTGTACGAGCCGGATCTCGTTCGCGTTCCAATCGACCTGGTCCTTGCGGAGGCCGAGGACATCATTCTGTCGGAGGCCGGTGTAGAGAACAACGGCCGCGACGTCCCGCTGCAGCGAATTACGAAAGGCGAGAAGGAAACGGTCCTCGTCCTCGTAGCGAAGGATCCGGTCCTGAACGTTATCGAAAGCCGGGACCTTCACTCGGGAAACGGGGTTATAGTCGCAGAGATCGTTCTTGACGGCCATCGAGAAAACGGCCGATATGATCTTCAGTTCCCGCTGCACCGTGGCGGGTTTTCGGGTCTTTCCGTGGATGGTGGGTTTGGCGATCCGGTGGGCCTTGAAGCGTTCGACGTCGGCCGCCTTGATCTGCCGCAGGGTCTTCCCGCGAAAGAAAGGCATCGAGTCCCGGAGAACGTGGATCGCCCGCTCGAGCGACGCCGAAGGCTGGTTGGCCTCGACGTACTCGAGATAAACGCGATCAACGAATGTCTCCCAAAGCATCTCGGATCGCTCTTCGATTCCGTTTTCAAAGAACACCTGATTTTTTAGCTTTGCTTCGAACAGCCGGGCGTCCTCTTTCGTCGCAGTTGCGGGAAGCCGGCGTTTGTAGGTCCGGCCGCGGAAATTGAACTGCACAAAGAGACGTCCGGTCTGTTTGCACTGATAGACAGACATAGATTTTCCTCCATGCCCGGTCTGACTGACGGGCGCTATTCTAGTCGAGGCCGAGGCGGTCAGCAAAGCGGCCTCTATGCGGCCGCGTTGGCCGCGGTGCCGGGCGAGTGTGATCAGCGGAGCGTTCGTCGCCGGCGACTCGGAAACAGGCCTCGACCTCGGACCGGTCGAACCGGAGAGCCCGGCCGACGCGATAGTGCGGGATATTCCGCTTTTTGATCAGCCGGCGAAAGGTCCGCGTGCAGATCCGCAGCTCGGCCGCCATTTCATCGATCGTTAGTTTTGAACTCATTTTCTGCTACTTCTTCTCGGCGCTCAAAATCTCTTTCGCTTGCTGGAGCTTCACAAATTCGTCGTGCGATCCGCCCTGGTCGGGATGCAGCTTGAATGCAGCGGCCCGATACGCACGCTCACGGATCTCGGGGAAGTTCTTGATGTCGAGAACGCCATAAGCCGGAGCGTGCCGGTGAATGAACATCACCGCCTCTTCCATCGTCATTCCGCCGCCGCCGGCAGGAAGAGCTTTGTAGCCTTCGTAGTGAGCGTTCGTCTTTCCGCCGCCGCTTACGCCGTAGCGATCGACCTTGCGGAGAGCTTCGAGGGCGTCGGCGATCGCCCGGACGTTCGCCTCATAGCTCGTGAACTGATCGCACTCGAACGACATCGGGATATAGCGTCGGTTCTTCGCGTCGTAAACATCGAACCGGACGACCACGCCGGGATGCTCGGGCTTTCGTGCTGAGCTGCGAAGCATTCCGTCGTTGCGGACGTCGTAGGCGGTATGCCCGGTCTGAATCACGCACGAGCCGTGCCGATAGCCGAGCAGTTTCATTTCGCGCTCGAGAATTGCGAGGATCTCCGCCCACGTCTTGCCGAACGGCGAAGGCTTGCGCTGGCTGTTAGGCGTCAGCTCCCGCGGGAAGCCGCCGTCCAATGGTTTGAATGTGTAACTAAGTGCCATTTCGCTCGTGTCCTCCCGATAATTGGCGAGGTTCGGTTGGGATGAACCCGGAACCGGTTCCGCCGACAATGTTCATAAATTGGATCTCGACGCGGGCCGAGTCGATGATCGTCTTCGCGATGTTCGCGACGGCGTTCGCTTGGTCGGCGTCCATCGTCTCGTCGCCATCGACCAGCTTCTCGATCGTCTCAAACAGTAGGTTGCGAAGATCCTCGATCTTGTTCTTTGGCATTCACTATCTCCCTTCGTAGTTTTTCCAAGAGCCGCATTGTTTGGCGTAGCTCGTAACCGAACGGGCTTCGATTGCGGTCGTACGATCGCCGCAGTATCTCCCGTACCTTCTCCGGATGCTTTGCCCGCCATCGCTTCGTTCTTTCGTACTGCTTCGCGTAAAACGTCTTTGGATCGCGTTCCCGCTTGAGCTCTCGCTGCCGCTTGTCTTCGGCACGGGCTTTGTTCGGGTTCGCCTGGCGGCGGCGACGGCGAGCAGCATTGCAGATCTCGCGGTTCGCCTTCGAGTACTCGCGGCCCTTGCGGTTATTGCACGGATGACAATATCCGGCCTTTGAGAATGCGTCGAGCGGCTTCACTTCCCCGCAGGCCGGACACCGTTTCTCGCGTACGACGGCTGCGGCGAGATCTCGGCAGACGGTGAATTGAACCGGGCCGATGATGCCTCCGATCTCATGGGCGACGGCCTGGGCGAGTTCGCCGATGGCGATCAGTGTCTCTGGCAGTCGGCTTTTTTTGTGCTGTTGTTGGGAACGTTTCCGCATTCCGATCTATCTCCCGGCCCGCGGGCCTCAGATGATCGGGGTCTGGAAAGAGAAAAACCCGAATCGTCGAAACGACTCGGGTTCTCTAATACGAACTTATGCTCGCTCAGCGGAGCGAGACGGCGGCAAAAGAATTTTTACAGCGAATTAGCGTCAATGTCAATCCCGGCCTCAACTTTTGGCAACAATCGGCAATAAATTCGAATGCTTGCAAATACAGACTAACTCATACTGACACGGGAAAACACGTTCTTAAGGGTCGGGGCCGTCCCTTCGACTTTATCCGTCACGTAAAAATCAATGGATTGGAGCACCATGTTAAAGTTCTCAAGCAGCGACTCTTTCAAGATCTCCGATCCGTCGACGGTCAGATAGCGAACAAATTCCGCTTCAAGCGTGTCAAAGCCTGCAGCTTCCGAATCCCGCCGCGAATACCGAAAAAAAACGCCACGCTCTCTCTCGATGCAAAATTTGCGAATCAGCTCTTCGACTCGCTCCCAGATGGATTCAGAAACCGGTGCAGTTGTGCGTAGGACAATTTTTGAGACTACCTTTGGAAATAAGTACGGGGTCACCGCTCCCGGCAAGATCGGCCGAGTCGCCAGCCCACCTAACGACCAGACCCGATTGCTAGCCCTTATTTCTTCCGATTCTGTGGTTTGGCCACGGGAACGTAGTAACTCCAGGATCTCTTCCAAGATGTCTCGGTCGGACCTCTTTGGCGGGTTTGACGATTGATCTAAATTAGAATCCGCGGCCTCATGGACCTCGTTGATCACCCGCAACCGAGCTTCCAGATCCGGCCAGTGTTTCTCGAATGACGCATGGAGGCGGCCATCGGGGAGTGGTGTTTCGGAGATTTGTTCAAGACGTTTATTAACTGAGGCGACCAGCTTCAAGACATCGTCCTTCGTCGCAGATGTATGTTGAAATCGGCCGAGCGGCTGCTTCACATCTGTTGGTTCGAGCTTATTGAGGAGCGTCCAAACCAACGCGTCCTTCGTTTTTGCAAGACACCCAACCTCATAATGAATCCAGACACTATCGAGATTTTCCGGCGTGAGACAGACTATCCCGAATTTCGTACCTTCCAAAGCGTCATCAATTTCTCTTGCCCAGTTAGCCCCCTTTTCGATGTCCGACGAAAGGAATGGATCGACATATTGAATCACGAGTGGTAGCCACTCGTTAATCGCCTCAGCAATCTTCCGGCTTCGGTCCCCCGACCAACTAATGAACACTTTCAACCTACTCATGAATCCCCCTCTCTTGCTGGACCTTTTGATCACCAAACCCGATTGAATCATCGTACTCATAAACCAGCTCGCCGGCGTTCGGGTCCGGGCAGACGTCGTTGTGCGCTTGGTTGATGATCTCGATCAGTTCTTCGATCGATTTCGGTTCGCCGCGTTCGGCGAGCAACTCGGCCTGGCGCCGCTCGATCGCCGCGAGCCGTTCCTGCTCGATCCGTTCTTCCTCAAACGTCAAATTCCGAAATGACCTTTCTGAAAACATAACTAAATTCGAAACTCGGCCAGCACTTTGATCCGATCTCGGCAGAGCTGTAGCAGATTGAGATCATCCGAGATATCTTCGTGAGCTAGCCTTTCGAGATCCGGCAGGGGAAGGACCGCGGCTAGAGCGAAAGCGTTCGCGAACTTCTCTCGCGGATCATCAGACGCCGCGTTGTTCTTGTAGAGAACCTCCCCGGCGAACGAATTCGGCACATCGAACAAATAGTGACAGAACTCGTGCAGCGCGGTCGTCAGAAAATCCATTCCGGTCAGGCGTTCATCGATGAGGATGTAGTGCCGGCCGCGTTTGAATTGATAATATCCCGGGACCAGGATCGGCATTCGCCGAACAATGATCTTCGCTCGCTTCGCCGCTCGCCAGAAATCGGCCTCAGTGACAGGCCGCTCGTTAAAATATGGAAAATGGCTCCTGATCGCCTCAAGCGCAAAAGCAAAGTTCGTTTCGGGACCGCCAAGATTGGAGCTGGCTGCGTTCATATCAACCTTCGAGACCGCGAGAACCACCGCTCTCGCCTATCGTAAGTATTTTCAAGGTAAATGATTCTTCAATACGTCATCAGCGTACGTAGAACGTATGGCCGCATTTCATGCAGATCCAGCTGTGTTCCCATTTCATCATTGCCGCCTTGTAAACGGCCTCAGCCTTCGGGTTGGACTGCTTCAACATGTAATAAGTGAAAACCGAAACACCGATCGCCAGCACGGAACCGGTTATAACAGCCGGGGTCGGCTCCATCACAAGCATCAAAAGGACGAAGATTACACTATTGGCAACTAGAAGCAAAAAAATTATTGCGACGCTTCGGCCAGCCGAATGATCGTGCTCAGGCGGCGCGGTCAACTCAGCTAACGCGGTCCTGGTTGACGACACCCCTCCGCCTACACCGATATCGCCATCGGCCGACAACCCCACACCGGCAAGAGTGCCGGACGTGGTTCCCATCTTGTTGGCCATTTTGAATGACTGGGTATTATCTGAGCCGCACTTTGAGCATTTCGTTTCTTTCATTTGGCCTTTTCGTCATCCTCCCCGATATAGTCAAGGTCTGGGTCGTCTTCCTCGGCAAGTGCCTCAATGATCGCCTTTATCTGCTTCTTGGCCAGTCGTCGAGCGTCCGGAGAAAGTTTGTCAAAATCCCTATAAAACCCTTCCGGATCTCCCATAATCTCGCTGTCCGGCATGTATCCAGCGGCAATTCGGGCCTCATCGAGCGGGACGTGGAGAGCTTTGGCAATGTTATCTACAACCGCTTTTCTCGGCTGGTCAACTTTGTCTAACTCATAAAGGCTTATCGTCGCTTTGGTCGTGCGTGATCGAGCCGCGAGCTCGGTGCGATTGTAACCCGCCGCTTCCCGTCGTTGTTTCAGCCACTGTCCGAATGTTTCGCTCATGATACGCGTAAAGTCTAATTTTACATAGATTTTGTCGACTGCAACTTTATTTTAGTCAAATTACACTTGACATCTGCGATCTCACGGAATTATAGTCATCACCATGGAATCCGTAATAGATCTCGATCAACTGAAAAAAGCACGCGGAATCCGATCCCTAAACGAGGTGGCTACGGAGCTTGGCCTCACGCGGCAACAGGTCTGGAACTACGAAAAAGGCGTGTCGGAGCCCCCGGTTTCCGTCCTTGTGAAGCTCGCCAGATTGTATGGGGTCCGGGTAGAACAGCTGCTTACGAAAAAAATTTGAGCCAAATGTCAAATATAACTTGACAGATTGTAAAGTTTCATTTTACACTCTTCAGCGTTCGGCTCAATCCGGAGCCAAGCGACGGGCAATAACGCCCACTTTGACAAATCGGGTTCTGGAGAGCGGAGCGAGGCGGCGGCAAACTTCTTCTGCTTCGCTTTCCTTCCCGGAAACACCTTCGAAATGGAAAACAGAAAACCACTAACGCCCCAGCAGTTCGCACTCGCGGTCACGGGAATCAACCTCGTGATGTTTGCTCTGGGGATCATCGTTGGCCTTCGGCTCGCTCCGTGAGCGGGATCACAGAAAGCAGGAGAAACACAGTGACTGACAACGAATTCATTACACGTGATTTAGACGGAACGCTGCACGTCGATATGACCGATGGCGTAACGCCGGAAAAGGTGAACGCCCTGATCGGGGCACTCGATGCACAGGCAGTCGAGAACGCCGTGCGGGAAACCGAAGAGGAACGGCCGCTTTCGGTCAAGGATCTTACGGAGATCTATTGCAGGCTCGAGAACGAGTTCCATTACCTGATCAAGCCCCAGCTCGACAAGCTTCGCGACATCAAGCAGCGGCTGGTCGCCGCAGCCGGGATCGGGCACATGTTCCAGGGTCCGGACGGCGTCGTTTATCAGATCGCCGAGAAGCGCGGCCAGTGGGTCGACTTCACACCGTTCGAAATCACGCGGACGCGACGCCCCGGGGAATCGAAGGGCTCTCTTTCGCTGACTGCGGCCCGTGACGCCGGATTCGAAGTGGAGGGTAAATAGATGCTGACGGCCCACGGACGAACGCCGGAACAGATGATCGATGAGCTGATGCTCGTCGGCCGCGAGAACCCCGGCCCGAGGTGTCATCTTCACGGCCAGCTGCTTTGGGTCCACCAGGATCATTTCGATTTCCTTGTGACCCGAAACGGTAAGAGCCGGGAGATCAAAGTCCCGCAATCGGTTTGCCGATACGAGCGGGACTCATCGTCGACGGCCCTGATCGAGATCGCGGCCGAACTCGCCGAGGCCCTCGAGCTCACAGACTTCGTTCTCACCGAGGACGAGGTTGAACGCCGAAGGGAAGCGGTCCGGGAATTCAATGCCCCGCTCGCTTCGCGGACGCCAGACCGCAAACCGGAAACGGTGAGCGGGATTCGGATATAGGAGGACCGAATGAAAAACGAAACCACGACCAAAGACTACATCGACGCCGAGGATCTGACGGAGACGACCCCGGCCGAGCCGACCGAGGCCCTGCAAACGACCTCGTCGCCCGTCGCCCTAACTTCGATCCAGACCGATATGTCGCCCGACGATCTTCGGGCCGAGATCGCGAAACAGACGGAGATGCGGAGCATCCTGGTCGACTACGTGAAGAGCCAGATGATCGAGGACCACCACTATTACAGCTTCGCGGCCGGGGCGAAACCTGTATTAACGCAGGACGGGGCGTATCTGATCAACGGCCTGTTCAAGGCGATCCCGGGGCCGGTAAAAACGACAATCGAACGCGAGGACGGCCACTTCACGGTTTACGCCGAGGCCCTGCTTTTCAACCAGAATGGCGTCCAGATCGCGACGGGCGACGGAATGTGCTCGACCCGCGAGAGCAAATACGCATTCCGAAAGGGCGAACGCGTCTGCCCGCACTGCGGCACGGCCGCGATCATCAAGGGAAAAACCGAATACGGTGGCGGCTGGGTTTGCTTTGCCAAGAAGGACGGGTGCGGTGCGAAGTTCCCGGACGGTGACGAGGCAATCGAGGGCCAGATGGTCGGACGTATCGAGAACCCCGATATCGCGGATCTCGAAAACACGGTCCTGAAAATGGCATGCAAACGGGCGGCGGTGGCGGCGACACGAAAACTCCCGCTTGTCTCCGAGCTCTTTACGCAGGACCTCGGCGACGGCGGCCAAGGCCGAACGCCGGCGAAGCGTCACGCGGCCCCGGCAGCTCCGAAGGCAAACGGCCGGAACGCCGAGTCGTTCGTCGAGCGGGCCTGTGGGCTCGTTCGGAAGCTGACCGAAACAGGGCTCGAAGGCCGCGAACTCGCCGAGCAATTCCTGCCGAAGGGCGTCGAGAAGTTCTCGCAGCTGTCGGAGGCCCAGGCCGAAGCGATCATCCCGGGAATGGCCGAACTCCTGAACTCGCAGCTTTCCAGCCGGCGAGCCGCCGCGGCCGATTCTGTTATCTGATCGAGGTTGACCCGGAAAACGTGGGCTCCGGGTCGGCGCCGCGGCGGTGCTCACCTCCATGTGCACGCTGCGGCATCTGCCCGAGGGAAGGAGCGGGAACCTTCCCTCGGCATTTTTAGACCCCATGGCGGAGAGAACATGACACACATCGAGATCAAAGACGCTTATTGCCGGACCTGCCGGTGCGTGGCCCCGCTCAACGAGAACGGGATCTGCCCGCATTGCAGCCCGAGTCCGATCGTTTTCGAGGCCGAGTACCGGTTTCCGTGGAAAGGGCTTGCGGTACTTTTCGTCGCGCTAATGGCGCTCGCGTTCCTCGTCCGGCAGCTCGTCGGCCCGGGCGATTAAGTTTTCAAAGAACGGAGGGGGCCGGTTACTGACAAGCAGCGGCAATTGCTTGCTCCAAAGGACTTCACCGGCCCTGTTTTGAAGAGGCGAAGGGGTCGCCTCGCTTTCAAGAATATCGACGGCCGACCCCGCCTATCTACAAGTTTCTAGAGGAGAAAGTTAGAGAGATGCACAAGGCGACGCACGTGATCATTGCCTCCTTCTACCGCGACAACCGCGGTGTTGCGGAAACATTTGCTCATCCGTTCGGGGTGAATTCGAAGGTGCCGAGCTCGTGGGGGCGACCGAAGGCCTCGGACGCGAACCCGCACGGGACCGGCCAAGGGAACCCGCTCGATCAGGCCGAGCGGCTCATCAACCTTGTTCATCCGATCGATCCGGCCCGGGCACGTGAAATGGCGCAGAACTTCGTCTCCCTGGTCGATGATCTGGACCACTCGGCCGGGGTCGAACAGGCCCGGGAAAAGCTCTCGTGGGCCGAGGCCCTGGCGAGGTCGATCTGTGAGCACTCGGACATCGCCGGCGCATTGCTAAAGGACTCGTCCGATCGCGGGACCTATGAGGCGGCCCTTCGCGAGATCCACGAGGCGAAGTCGGCCTTGCAGAAGCTTGAGGGGGCGATCTACGAGTTCCTCGAGGCGGAGGTCGGGAAGGAATGACCACGTTTGCCGCTCACAAACCCTTTCTGGTCGCGATCGACCCCGGGCGGACGACCGGCCTTGCGGTTTACGGCCGCAGCAAGGACCGCATCATCTACCTGACCAGCGGCGACTTCTTTTCGATCCAACGGATCCTTTCGGGAATGTTTCCCGAGCCAGACCAGGCGATGGTCCTGATCGAGCACCCGCCGCAGTTTACCTACCGCCGGAACCGCGGCAGCGACGACCGAATGAACCGCGGCGATGCTCACGCCTTCGCCGTTGGCGGCAATCGGCGCGAGGCCGAGCTTCTGGCCGGAGCGATCAAACTGCTCGGCTTCAAATCGGTGGAACTCGTTTCGCCAATCAATCAGCCGAAATGGGACCAGCGGAAATTCGAGATGTTCGCCAAGATCCACCGGCAAACGAATGAGCACGAACGCGATGCCGCTCGGCTCGCGATCTACTACGCAAACAAACGACAGGAGAAGTGAGAAAAGAGGATGGCAAAAGCACAAACGAAGAAGGGCAAGGTCGTGAGCTTGAACGACGTGGCCAAGGTCTCGGAATTGAAGGAATGGGGCTTTCGGATAACCGATAGCGACGGGAAATGGTCGGCGACCCGGGGAAGCGAGGGCGACGAGGAGTATGAGTTTTTCGGCCCGTGCGATAGTGTCTCGGCCCTGCACACGAAGGTGAAGCTCGAGGCACGGCCGCCGCAGTTCGCAGAGGAAAAGGCGGAGGCGAGCGATGAGGATGATCGGCCCCCGGGCGACGATTTTCTATTCGATGAAATGCGGCCTAAACCGCAGGAACACGTGAAGGAACTTGAGGTCGTGATCAAGAACTACGACGAGCTGAAGCTCAAACGCGTGGAAATGCTCGAGCGGGAAAAGGAGGCCAAGAAGATCTCCGACGCTGCTCTCCGGCGACACGAGGACAAGCTCGCCCACGACCCCGAGACCGGCATCAAAAGTTACCGGACGAAGGACGGGATCATCGCTGAACTTGTGCCGGGCGATTATTCGTTCCGGACGCGGCACGAAGAGGAGGACGAGGGTTGAGGCCCTCGTCATTTTTTGACCAAAGGAGGACAAACGAATGGCGAAAGCAAAAGTAAAAACGACAGTCGAAGCACCGACCGTGAACGCGGTGGTCGAGGATTTCAATACGAACGGAAGCGGATCCGAGTTCCGGCTTCTGCCGATTGATCGACTCTTTCCATCGCTGACAAATCCGCGCAAACGGTTTCCTGATGCATCGATCGAAGAGCTCGCCGGATCGATCCGCGAAAAGGGGATCCTCGAGCCGCTGATAGTTCGCGGGCCGCAGACGGCCGAGGACAGAAAATTAGGACCGATCGAAGCCTTTGAGATCGTTTGCGGTGAACGCCGGTACCGGGCGGCGAAAACTGCCGGGCTTGGAATCGTGCCCTGCCTGGTCAGGGTGTTGACCGATGAGGAAGTACTCGACATCCAGATCCACGAGAACCTTCACCGCGAGGACGTCCATCCGATGGACGAAGCCCTAGGCTACAAGTTTCTGATGGAAAAGATCGGGTGCGAGGTCGCTGAGGTTGCGGCACGGGTCGGGAAATCCGAGGCTTACGTCCTTGGCCGGCTGAAATTGAACGCGCTTATCCCGGAGGTCCAAAAGGATCTCGAGGACGGACTGCTGCCGGTTGGCCATGCCCTTGAAATCGCGAAATTCGCCCCGGACTCGCAGTTGAAGCTTTTGAACGAAGGAGCCTTCGAAACCGACGATAAATGGGACGGCAAGGCCGGGGAATGGATATACAAACCGATAAAGTCAAAACCGAAGATCCTGGCCGACTTCCGCGAGTGGATCGCCGAGAAGATCCTTTGGCGGCTCGCCAAGGCTCCCTTCGACCGAAAGGCGACGAACCTTCGGCCGGACGGACTCGCTTGTGTTGCCTGCCCGAACCGAACCGGGGCGAACGCCCTCCTTTTCGATAAGGGCACCGGAAACAACGATTCATGCCTCGACCCGGCCTGCTGGAATAACAAAGCGACGGCCCACGTTAAGATCACGCGCGAACGCCTGGCTCACGAAGCCTCAGTAAGCATCGACGAGATCCCGCTGATCGACACGGGTTCTTACAGCGGCCGCGACGGCGCATTGGGCTACGATAACTACGTCCTGATCGTAAAGGGGAAGGTCGAGTCATGGAATACCAAACTCTCGAACAAGCCCTGCGACAAATCGATCACCACGGTCGACGTTTCCCGCGACCAGTACGGCAAACTCGCAACGGTCTGCCTTCGCGAGACGAAATGCAAGGTTCATTTCGGTAAAGGCGGGTCAGCAACCGCGAGGAGTGCGGGCAAGAACGATGCAATAGCCGAAGCCGCCGAAAAGATCAAGAAACTCGAACGGAAGGAAGAACTGTTTGATATCGCGGTCGGTGAACGAGTCCGGCACCGCGTTATGCGGTTGGCCGCGGATCATTTCGCAAAGAACGCTGAACTCGGACCGGATCTTGATAACATCCTGCCAGAACTGCTTGCCAAGCTGTGGCTGACCGCTACCGGCGGAATAGATGGAGCAACCCGCGGCCACCTAGTCGCACCGATCATGGCGGCCGCTACCGACTCAGAAGATGGGTTTGGCAACTTCGGCTATGAACAGCCGACGGTCGCAGATAATTTTCGGAAGCGGCTTTCAGAAGCACATCAGTATCGAATGCTCTTCCTTTTCGTTCACGGAAACACGGGGGCGATGTATTACGACGGGTACTCCTCACAATCGGGCGTCCGGAAGATCGCCGAGGAATACGGCATCGATTACACGATGCTCGATGCCCAGGTCCGCGTTGAGGTCGCTCAGGAAAAGGCGAAGAAGCACCTTAAACTTTTCAAGGCATATCTCGCCATGGTCGAGGCCGGCAAGAAGAACGCGAAGATCCCGCGGCCGTATGCACCGAGCTACAAGGCCCCGGCATAGGCAAGGAGGATCGACCGAATGAGCAATTGCAAGAAATGCGGTGCCGAGATCATTTGGGCTCGGCGAGCTGAGAAGCAGATCGACGGCAGCGTCCGGATCGTTCCCGGGGCGAGGGCGAACCCGATCGCTGCTCGGCGTTTCACGGACGGAAACCTCGTCCTGGATTCCGAGCGTGGGATCTATCGGTTCGCCACCGGGAACGAGCAGGAAATGGCCGAACACGGCGGTAAGCGGCTCTGGAAGTCGCATTTTGCTGTTTGCCCGGGCGCGGATGATTTCCGCCGAAACGGCAAGGCCCAACCCCTATGAAACACTCGATGTTTGCACAGATCCCGACCTCGATGATCTGCCGGTTTGGCGAGCTGACCAAGCGGGAGATCATCGTCGTCGCCTTCCTGTTCGCTTCGCGAAACCGAAGGACGGGTTTGTGCAATCCTACGCAGCGGTCGATTTCTGAGGCGACCGGGATTGCTCCATCGCACGTGTCAGTTGCGGTTCGTGGGTTAATCGAGAAGGGGTGGATATCGGATGCCGGGCCGGACGGATTCGAGGTGTTGGAAGCACCGGCAGAAGTTACTGATTCGGTAACTTTACCAGGCTTGGAAAGTTACCAAATCGGTAATTCCGAAGTTACTGAATCGGTAACTACTGAGGCCCCGGATGTTACCAAATCGGTAAGTGAAGTTACCGAATCGGTAACCCAAAGTTACCAAATCGGTAACTCGCTTATTAAGGATTCTGAACACAAGGTTGAACACAAGATTAACAGAGAGAGAGATAGCCGCTCTCGCTCTGCCGATTTCGGTCCGCCGATCGGACCGACGCTCAAGGCAAATCATCCGGCACTCGTCGCTGTCCGCTCGCTCACCGGCCATCAGCCGGACCGGGCGACGTGGGATGGGATCATCGACGTGCTCGGCGAGGACCCCGACCTTGGGTTTCTCTCGAAATGCTACACCGATTGGGTCATGCGGGGCTTTCGGAAACAGAACTATGGCTGGATAACGGATTGGTATGCGAATGGAAAACGGAAGAGATCGAATGCGAATAGTAAAAGCGACGGATCAGGCGGCCGCAGCCGCGGCGGAAAGTCCCTTGCCGATATCGGCATCCGGGACTAGCTGCGAACGGTGCCATGGGTCCGGAATGGAGGTCGTCCCCGGCCGCGGCGCCAGAGCTTGCGAGTGCCTTACGAGCTCGATCCGGCAATATTTGCTCGGCCGGATCCCGGAACGCTTTGCTGGGTGCAGCCTCGCGGCGTTCGAGCCGGATGCCCGCCGGCACCCGATGCAGGCGGAGATTCTCGAGGCTCTCAGGGCGAATCCCGGTGCAAACTATTTCCTCTCCGGCTCCTTTGGGACCGGCAAGACGCAGTTTCTCTGGATGCTCTATCGGCAAGCGGTCGAGGGACGGGAACGGCATCCGTTGGCGTACACGCTGATCGGTCTGCTGAACGAGTACCGGTCGGCGTTTGACACTGCGGAACGGCGAACGGAGCCAGCCAGGCCGAAGCTGACCGCCGATGTGCTGCGGAATGCGAGTACCAAATATGCGGTATTTCTCGACGATATCGACAAGGCCAGGCCGACCGAGTACGTCGCCGAGCAAGTGTTCGACCTCCTCGACGCGATCTATGCCCACGGCCACCAGCTCGTCGTGACGACGAACCTCCCGGCCGTGGAACTGATCGACCACTTCGAGCGTGCTGACGAGCGGTACGGCGGGGCGATCGTCCGACGACTTCTTACAAACTCGACCAAGTTCGAAATGTTCTGATCTATGCCCGAGACCTGGAGAGAAAGAGCCCTAAAGCTGATCGATGAGGAATACAACGACCTCAGCCGGCGGCACCCGGACCATTCGCCGGCCGAGATCTGCGCAATGATGAGCCGCGACTGCCCGTTTCGGACCAACGACGCATACGCCCGGGGCGAGTGGAGCAAGGCTTTCGGCGATTACCGGATCGCCCGAACACGGCCGGACCTCGTCGAACGCTTCAAACTTGACGGACCGCTATTCTGAACACGTGGAAAAAGAGACGCGAACGATCAAACCTTTTCGCTGCCGGCGATGCGGATCGACCGAGGCCTATACCGACGGCGAGACGCTATTTTTTGCCGGGCGGCCGCTTCCGTTCGAGCCGCTCGAGGTGAGGTTTGCGTGCCGCCAATGCGGCCGGAACGTCCGGTGGATATCAACGACGCAGGAAAGAAAATTGACCGACCGCAGGCGTTTGTAGTATTTTTTGGCTAACAATTCTGGTCGCCGACCAATTAGCGTCGGTTCGGGGTAATTAACGGCTCCGAGTTATCGAGAGAACCTGCTCTCGAAGCTCGGGGCCGTTTTCATTTGGCGGAGAGAACGGTGACAAAAGCACAGGCACGAAAACTAGCAAAGCAGATATTCGACCGGTTCGATAAGCAGATAGTCGAGGCGACGAACGGGACCGTGATCGATCCCGCGTTCATCGCCGGCCTTATCGCGAATGAGGCCGGAAAGGACAGGGCAGGGAATATCAACCGTTCGGCGACCCGGTTCGAGCCACACGTGTTCGCCGCGCTCAAGGCCGTGCGTGACGGCCGACGAACCAGCTACAGCGGGATCCGCAGATCCGATGTTGCTGACGCCTCGGACAAAGCACTTCGAGCCCTCGCGACGTCGTATGAGGCGACGCAGATCATGGGCTGGCACGTGGTCAAGAATCTCCGTTGCACGATCGCTGACCTTCGTAACCCGGACAAACACTTTTTTTACACGGTAAAGCTCCTGCAGCTCAACGGCTATACGAAGAGGCTCGACGAGAATCAGATGGACCGTGAAATGCGGCAATGGAACACGGGCCGTGAGGACGGGAAAACGTATCACGCGAACTACGTTCCGAACGCTCGGCTGATCCGTGCCGCCTACCGCGAGCTCGAAGCGGGCCGCGTTTCGCGAACGGTAGAGGAACGGACAACGGCCCCGGCCGAACCTATTCCGCCGTCTCCACCAGCGATCGCCGAACCCGCCGAGGTGCCGGCCCCCGAACCGTACCAGGGCGTCGGATTTTGGGCCGTCATCAAGCGGGACCTTGTCGCCGCGACGGGCGGAAACCTGACGTTCGCGAGCCTGGCCGAATATGCGCAGCAGGCGAGCGGCTGGCCCGAGTGGGTCGTCGGCATCGTTACGAAGATCGCCGTCGGGATCCTGATCGCGACGATCGGATATTTCGTCTTCCGGGTGATCCACTTCGCGGTGGATTCATGGAAGAAGAACAAGAAGGTGAGCTACGAGGTCGAAACCCGGTCGGCCGCCGACAGACGCGATATCGAGTGGGTTACCGGGGAGGACGCGGCATGATGCTGATCGCTACGTTTCTCGCGAACCTTTTCGGCGTCGAGTATGCCTCGGCGGCTAGGTGGCTTCGCCGAGGAGTTCGGATCGGCGCCGTCGTTCTCGCGGTTCTGGTCCTGCTCTTTGTCGTCTTGCAGATCCGCTCGTGTTTCTCAAGGCCGCCGAAGCTCGACGAGCGACAGATCCAGCGGGCCGAGGAAGCGATCAAGGCCGGGAACGACCGGGAGCTCCGCGAGATCCTCGTCGAATCGGACACGGCCGAGGCTCGAGCGGTCCAGGGCGCCGCGAATGCAAAGGCAGACAGGATAAATGCGGTTTATGAATCGCGGAAAAAGTGGGAAAACGCCAGCCGCGAGGAGCTGCAGGCGGAGTTCGATCGGAGGAGAAATCAATGAGGATCTACGGATATACGCTACTCGTATATTTGCTGTTTTCAGTGGCCGCGTTCGGGCAGCAATCGCCGGGGCCGGAGTGCCCGCCGGACCGCGTGTGCATCACGGTCGAGGACGCTCGGAAGGCCCTGATCGATGCCGACACGGTAGCAGCCCAGGCAAAGGAACTCGAGGCCAGGGATGCGACGATCGAGGAACTCCGCGGCGAGATCGGCCGGCTAAGGATCGAACTCGCGAAGACCGTGGGCGACAAGACCGGCGCCGAGCAAATGATCGTCCGGCTTTCGGCAATGGTCGACCTCCTTCTCAAATCGACAAAGAAGAAGTGCCTGCCTTTTAGCGTTTGCATCAACTGACATCGATGGACGGAATAACGGGAACCCAGGCGGTGATTGCCGCGATCGTGAGCATACTTTCGCTCGTCGGCGTCGGAAAGATCATAGAGCTGTTCTTGACGCGGTTGTGGTCCGGCCGCGACCGGCGAACGGCGGCACACGAAACAAATGAAGGAAAAATGATCGATGCGGACCAACTCGCTCTCAAGATCCTTCACGAGGACCTGCGGGAATTAAAAGCCCGGGTCGATCAGCTATCGACGGACCTGGCCGCTGTCCGGGACGAACGGGCACAGCTCCAGGCGGAGAACACGATCCTGCGAAACACGGAAAAGCTACTCAAGGAGCGGGTCGATAAGCAGAGCAGGCGGATCGACAAACTCGAAACGGATCTCGAGGACACGAAGACGCTGCTCAACGAGGCGAAGTTCGCGATCAGCTCTCGCGACAAGGAGCTAACGACGCTCCGCAGCGAACTGAACCTGACGACGCGGGATCTGCTCGATCTCAAAAGGCAGTACACCGAGCTTGAGGCGGCGACGGCGGTGCACAACTCCGGAGGTTAGAAAAATGGCAAAGGCTCCAACATATCGAAACCGCATCGTCGGCCACGGTGAAAAAACGGCCTCGGAATTCCAGGCGAACCCACTGAACTGGCGGAAGCACCCGGAGCCGCAGCAGCAGGCGATCTGGGAACTACTGCGAACGGTTGGGTGGGTGACCGGCGTCATCGAGAACGTCAGGACCGGGAACCTGATCGACGGGCACCTCCGAATCGAGGAAGCCCTGGCGTCAACGCCGGAAGAGAAGATCCCGTACACGCAGGTCGACCTCTCCGAAGAGGAGGAACGAAAGATCCTGCTTCTTCTCGACCCGGTCGGATCAATGGCAACGGCCGATGAAGAGCTGATCCAGGAGCTAATCGCCATCGTTGGCTTGCAGGAGGACACGCTTCTCGACGCCCTGACGGCCTTTACCGATACCGGAATAAAGGCAGAGGACCTCGGGGAATCGTTCGAACTCCCGGCCGGGGATCGCGAACCGTTCCAGCAGCTGACGTTCACGGTGACGGACGAACAAGCTGAAACTCTGAAGGCGGCACTCGAAAAGGCGAAAAAGGCCGGGCCATTCGTGGACACGGGGAACGAGAACAGCAACGGGAACGCGCTAGCGCGGATCGCGGAAGCCTATGTCTAAGGTCAAGGACATCGTTATCAAGCTCGTGCCGGCGGCGACGGCCAATGCGTTCGTCCGCCGATATCACTACTCCGGGAAGGTGGTGAACAATTCCCGACTGCACTTCGGAGCCTTTCTCGGAGACAGGCTCCACGGCGTCATGTCCTTTGGCTCCCCGCTCGATAAGCGCAAGGTCCTCGGGCTCGTTAAGGGAACGCTCTGGAACGAAATGCTCGAACTGAACCGGATGGCATTCGACGATGCCCTGCCGAAGAACAGCGAATCACGCTCGCTATCCGTCGCCCTGCGGATGATCCGGAAAAACGCCCCGCACATAAAGTGGGTGATCTCGTTCGCGGACGGGATGCAATGCGGCGACGGCACGATCTACCGGGCGAGTGGTTTTCTGCTGACCGGATTTTCGTCGGCGTCTATGTACGAGCTCCCGGAAGATCTCGCAAAGATCAACGGCGGCCCTATCGCCCACCGACTCTCGCTCCAGTGCAAAACATCGACGCTCTCACGCGAGATAATGCGCCGGACGAAGGGCAAGAACCTCACGAATTCGGAGTACTGCAATCTGCTCGGAATGAAGATCGTCCCGGGCTATATGCTCAGGTACATCTACTTCCTGCGGCCTGAGGAACGAGCTAATCTCACGGTCCCGATCCTTCCGTTCTCGGAGATCGAAAAACGCGGTGCCGGGATGTACCGCGGTGAAAAACGCGTGGCAAGCATAGATGGCGATGCGGCCGGCTTCCAGCCGGAGGAGAGCGGTTCGAGCCCGACTGCCACGCTCCAATAAAACTTGTCAAACAATAGGAGGTTGTCAGCAATGGTTGCCGGTGACGGCACAAAAAAGCGAGGAAAGCGACGATCGCCGCAAACGACAGCAAGGGTGATCGACCGCGGTTCGCGGATCCTTGAACTTAGAAAGAACGGTGCATCGCTGCGGGCCATTTCGGCCGCCTTGAAGAAGGAGGCCGAGGCGAAGGGCGAATCGGACCGGGGTTATAGCTACGAGCAGGTCCGAAAGGACTACAACGCGATCATCGACCTTCGGATCGAGGAACAGCAGGAAACGCTCGAAGAGATCCGTGCGATCTCGGCCGAGCGGCTCGAAGAGGTCCTTTTGCACTACATGCCTTACGTCCGGCTGAAGGTGGACGGTCTTACTCCGCGAAACGAGGTCGAACTGAAAAAGAAGGCCGGGGACACGGTGATCAAGGCGGTGAAGGAGCTGGCCGAGCTGTACGGGGCGAAGCGTCCGCAGAAGCTCGAGGTTACGGGCGAGGACGGCAAACCGCTGAACGTCGTGACGCAGGTGATCGTCGAGTTTACGAACGAGACCGGGGAGGACCGCGAATGAAGGGCCGAACGGAGTTCACGATGTGCCGGCGAAAGAAGCGGTACACGATCCGGCAGGCCCATCGCGTAGCCGGCCATTTGAACGAACGGCAGAAGAAGCGGGTCCACAGTTACCGCTGCCCGGTTTGCGGGCATTATCACGTTGGCGGATACGGAAAGAATGACCGTGAGCGCACAGATCCCGAAGATCAAACTGCCGCGTAAATTCGGCACGGTTTGGAACTCGCTTCGCCCGTATCAGATCTGGTACGGCGGCCGCGGTTCGGCAAAATCGTGGACGAAGGCAACGCAGTTCCTGCTCAAGGCACAGTCGCAGCGGTATTTCCGGGGCGTTTTTGCTCGCGACACGCAGAAGAACGTCCGGGCCTCGCAGTTCCAGCTTTTTAAGGACCTCGTCCGGCGCTTCCCGTGCTTTCACAATCAATTCACATTCCAAGAATCCGGGATGCGGATCACGTGCCGGGCGACGGGCAACTACATGATGGGTGGTTCGTTCGAGCAACCCGACACGCTTCGCTCGGTCCCGGACCCGACCGCCTTGTGGCACTGTGAGCGAGTCACGC